CACGGGGCGGGCCAGCAATGGCGGTATGACCTTCTCGTACCACTCCCCCTGGGTAGCGGTTTCCGAGATCAACGCCAAACCAGCGATGCCCTTGCCCAGTAGCTGGATTGCGGCGAATGCACCAACTGCGGTTGCAGCCAACCCCTTGATGGTCCCGCTCAGCACCCGCCCCGTGTCCTCCGCCACGGTGCCGCTGACGGTGATATCCGAGAAGCCAACAGCCAAGCCGGCGATGGTTGGCAGCAGCTCAGCGGCAATCTGGTTTTTCAGGCCAGCAGTAGTCTGGTCCATGACAAACATGGCCGCATTCAACTGCTCTGCGGCGCTCAGCGTGTCTTCACTCAGAACCGCGCCCGCACGCTGCGCTTCATCGCCCAACAGCTTGAAACCCGCGCCATTGTCGCGCAACAGCGGCAACAGCAAGGTCGCATCGCTCGCAATCGCCTCCATGTAGAAGGTCATGTCATTCTGCGAGACGTTGGCCTTTTCCAGGCTGGCGACGTACAGCTGCAGGGCATCGGGCCCAGACAGATGCCGGAACTGCTCAGCAGTAACACCCACCTGCGGCGCAATCTGCTCAAAGAAGTCTGCAAGCGGGCCCGCGCCCGTCTGCATGAAATCACCAAGCTTGTCGTTGGTGTCTTTATAAATATCGGCCAGCTTGTCCTGCTCTACCCCCATCAGCTTGGCCGCTGCAGCATTGCGCTGAAACGTCTCGGCGGACACGTTAGATACCTGTGCCAACCGGCCAATCTCGTTGGCAGCAGCCACCGTTGTTACCACCAGTGCAGTAGCGGCGGCACTGGCAGTACCCAGCGCAACCCCAATACCCTTGCCGATGGCTTTTGCGTCCTTCTCCACCTGCTTGCGCCACTTGGCGGACTCCCGCCCGGCCTTGTCCATACCCTGCACAAAACCGCCAGTGCGGGCGATCAGGTCGAGCGTGAGGGTGCCCAGCGATCTGCTAGCCATTCAGTTTTCTCCGGGCAATAAAAAACCCGCCGTAGCGGGTTCAGGGGCCATAAATTCGTTACACAAAACCGCACTGCTTCATGCGGTACAGCTAATTGTCATTCCGAAACTCGCGGCCCAAACGGCCAAGCTCTCTCATCAGGCCGAAATCACGGCTTTGCTTGTGCGCGTCCGGCCACAGTATTCCGAGAATTACAAACCTGTGCGGCTCAAAACGCCCTCGCGCGTAGACAAGCGCAATATCGTCTTCAGGCTTACCCCTCCGACACTTGCGTTCAAATTGCTTTCGTTTAGGTGAAAACCGCCTAGGCGGCAGGCATATATGAATATGCTCCAGGCAACCAGCAATCTCTGGCGGGCTGCCGTACGGAGCATCAAAACCAAAATAGTCGGGCAGCTCTTGGCCTTCAGACTGCTGGTACCGAGCAAAGTCAGCCAGCAGCGTTGCTGTAAAGCCAGGAAGCTTCTGCTCAACAGGGCCAAAGAACTTATCAAAGGTCTGCGAATGATACGAGACTTCAACTACATCCATTCGCTAGGCGTTGAACCTTGCAGACGCCTCGCGGCCTATCCTGGCCAGCATCACAAGTCCATCCTTGTTCAGCTCACTTTCAAACACATTTGGCTGGTTGAGCGCCTGGTTAATTAGCCTTACGTTCTGCTTAACCATAGCGAAGGTGTCAGCGAACACCTCAAAAAGACGCTGGTCGTCGGCATCCATCTCGCCTGCACGCCGCAGCTTCGTTAATTCCTTGAAGCCAGCGTCCATAACAACAGCGATATTTTCAAAGGGATGGTGGCGCAGAATGCGATGCGGCAACTGACCAGAAATGATCATACGCTGAGCGTTCTCGACTCGATCCTTAACGTGAATCATGTCGCGCAGCAAGTCCGCATAGTCCGCGTTTTCACAGCCATCAGGCCGCACAGCAGCAGCCAAAGGGCGCTCTGCAGCCGGAGCAAAGTCCGAACCTGACTGAACCAGCATCAGTCCTGCCACAGCAACAGTCGCGCACACAGAAGCCAGCTTAGTAGAGCCAGTCATCGAGTTCTCTTTGAATTGCGTCATGGCGGTGTCCTGCTGTAGCTCCAGTGAAACCATCCAACGTAGCCAATAAGGCAATGCCTAATCCATTTGGCCACACATGGTTGGATGCTTATATGAACCTAAGTTCAAAATACAGGGCTGAATTAAATCTGACCCGCGATTATCCCCATGTCAAGTACGGTGTCAACAAAATGTTTACTATTTAATCAGTAGATGTTTGCAACACCTACCCTCCTCAGCCCCCTACGCAAAGCCCCTACACAGCCACATCCAGCGCCGGCAGCGCTTCAAGCACATACACCCAGGCCGGATGCCATAGCGGCCCTGCGGCGATGAGCGCTTGCGCTGGTAGCCCAGCAGCTTGAGGCATTAGCCTACGGACATTTGCGTGGCGCTGTCATTCACCAGGGCCAGCGCCTCAATCAGCTGCTGGGCGCTAAATTTGCGGTGCGTCAATCACCCTTACTTGCCAGCCGGCTCAGCAACCCGAACACATCTTCAACGCTCGCCACTGGCGCGTCTGACGCAACCGGCGCTGGCCCGCTATCCTCATACGGCGAGAAGTCCGCAATCTCGAACTGCGCGGCTCTGGACTGGCTGTTGAGCTGCACACACAACGCGCGGGATACGGCGCGATCTATGCGCATACCAAAGTGCAGGCTGCCCCGGCGGGCGCGATAGCGCTGCCAGAGCAGTGCCTCTTGGTAACTCAGCCGGTGCTGGGCTTCCGCGACTGTGCGGCCACCGACGCCCGAGAGGACGAGCTCGCACCAGAACTCTTCTTCCGGGGTGACGTCTTCCGGGCCGGCTTCTGCTTTCCCAGCCCCAGCACCTCGCCGATGGCGTTCAGCAGGGAGACAGTCAACTCGCTATTGAGCGGGCCGCGACCGGTTTCGGGGTTGCCCAGCACGTCGGCCACAGTGAACAGCGGCTGCCCTTGTTTATCGCAAATATGGTTAGCGATGCGCGCGGCAACGACTTGTTCACGAGACAGGCTTTCACCCATCTCGCCAATCACCGAGTAGTAGGACGCGGGGCGTACATACACATCGCCGGTCACCTTTTCGCCGTTGTGGGTCCAGGTAACAGGCTTGCGCACCGGGGCACCGGCAAAGGCACCCAGATCTGCCAGGCTGGCTACTGAAATATCCATTATTGTTCCTTACGGCCCAGGGATGACTTTAGGTGTCACGTTTACCTCACCCGACATACGAATGCCGATGGAGGAGCCAACAAAGGCGTTTTGCGTGAAGTTGAACGGGTAAGCGGCCAAGTGCCCCTGAAAGTCGATCCAGGTGCGCGTGTCAGGCAACTCAAACTCGCCGCCGGTTACCGTGGGCGCAATGTCAAAGCCATCGGAGAAGCCAAGCGCCCAGGGCAGCGTAACTCCCTGCTTTTTAAGTTCATGCAACCGCACGTGCGCCGCAGTGGTACTGTCGAAGTTGACGCCAAAGGTGGCAGTACCGGGCTCAGCCAGGCCGGCCTTGAACTTCTTAGCCACTCGCTCTTCAAGCGTGGTGTCTTCAATCTCCGAGTTAGGCGAGTCGATGCCCTCAATGCTGAGCACGCCGGCCACCTTGAGCACCTGCTGAGTGTCGGGGTCGATGGTATAGAGCTGGGTGCCCTGAGTTTTCATAGACATGGGTAGTACTCCTGTTGCGGGTTTTCAGGCATAAAAAAACCCGCACTGGGCGGGCTGTTAGAGACGGCGGCGCTAGCGTGTGACCAGCCAGCTCACGTCGAAAGAATAACGATACAGCTTTGTGTCAGGCTCTCTGCTCTCACCGCGCCAGGCGACGATATGCGCGTGCGGCTCAATGGCGTCACGCAACGCGCGAGCCGCATCACGGACACTGGCCGCGCTGTCAGCATATACGTCAACCTGCAGGGTGTAGGCATCGCTGTCTGGCACTTGGTCCAGGTAGTTCTCAGCGTTGCCGGTTATGGTTTGCCAAACCGCATATGGACGGGGCGCGTCTTCCTCACCCTCACCAAAGGGCCAGAACCGGACGGGGCCTGTGCCCAGCAGCGCCGTGACGGCTGGCACGGCGGCGATGACCTGAAATATCGGCGCATACATATCAGCCCCTGTTCTCTCGGTTGGCCCGCCTGATGGCGCGGTCTAGCGCTTTTTCATACTGGCGCAGAAATTCGTTGGTGATTTCAGCCAGGTTATCTTCTGCCGCAGGCCGCAAATACGGCTGAGCTCGCGCTTTGGATGTGCCCAGCTCAACCAACATGGCGTGCGGGGTTGCGCCGCCCGGGCCGGTATCAGGGTTACCCGGCTGCAAATTGCGAGTGCTGCCCGTCAGAACCCCTACCCGAAACCCGATATCGCCAGTGCGCTTGAAGAGCCTACCGTTCCAGCGCAACGCTATGTTGTCCGCAATGACGCGACCGGTTGCGGGGTCATCGCTACGAGAGGCATTTTGCTTGGCCTTGGCCACAATGACCGCAGCGGCCTTTCGCCCCGCGAAGCGCCCGCCCTTGTACTTCACATCGTGCTTAACCGTGCCAAGCTTGCCGATCAGCGCGTCCATGCCAGTCAGCGAGTACTCTACCCCGTCAGCCATCATTCACCCCCTGACTGCAGGGCAGCGTCAGATATTCCAAACCGCTGTTATCATCCGGCAGCACGCCCTCAATGTTGTACACGCAGCCTTTGTGCACGACGCGCCAGGCGCTGGCGATGTCGTCCCGATAGCGCAGCACGATACGCACGCTGACCTTCGACTGCACGGCCTGCGCGGCGATAAAGGCGTTGGCGCTCAGAGGCTCGATTGAGGCCCATTGCTTGCGTACCTCCAGCCAGCCATCGGTCATGTCGCCTGTTTGTGGATCTTGCACGCGGGCCGGGCGCTGCAGGCTCACGCGCTTATTCAATTTGCCTGCCTGCATGTCAGCCCCCTATGGGCGTGCCGTCCAGATAGGTGCCGAGTTCGCCGTCTTGCGGCTGATCGAACTCCTCGTCGCTGGTGACGATATCGATCAGCTCAGCGTTGGAGTCAACCAACCGGCCAACAGCCTCGGTCAGCTGCTGCATGGCCTCGGTCTGAGCCTGCATCGCCTGTAGCAGTTTCTGTGTATCGGTATCCATTAGAACCTCGGCGGCACTGTGATATCAGCGAGCAGGCTGTCCATATAACTCGACGGGATGCTAGCCAGAATCGTACCGACCACCCACGTTTCACGCTGTGCATAGGCACTACCCGCATGCATCAGCATCCAGTTGCGGACACCGGGATTGGCTTCAATGTCGAGACCGGCCTTGTAGGTGATGCGCAGCGGTCCGACTGGCCGACCGCCAGTGAAGTGCAGGCAGCTCTCACGCTGGCCACGACGCAGGTGGCGTGGCGCATCAGCCAGGGCCAGCTCTTCGAGCGTGCCGTCAGGCAGGATCCGCTCCACCTTGAGCACTTCGCTGGCTTGGCCAACATCAAGCGGGCTGCCCGATGCACGCGACTCTGGCCAATCTTCTTCATAGGTGGCCTCACGAATCGCTGCACCTGTCCGCTGTTCGGCCTGGACGGTAACCCCCGGTATGATGATCTGCTCGATCAGCTCGGGCTGCAGGTCCTCTGCATCCACCCTGCACTGATAAGCCACATCATCTACCGTGAGCACAGCTGAGCCGGTGTAGGCGATTCGCCGGGCCATGGTTAAGGCTTACCTTCGTTATCGGCAGCCTTGCCTGCTGCTGCCTTCTCGGCTGCTGCCTTCTCGGCTGCGGCTTTCTCCGCTGCAGCCTTCTCTGCATCAGCTTTGCCAGCAGCGCCCGCCGACTTGCCACTGCCTTTGCCCTTGGCAGTCAGTTCCTTGCCATTGGCAAAACCTGCATCCACAAGACCTTGTGCGACTTTAGGTTCAAAGCCTGCGACTTCACCCTTGCTATACCCGCGCCATGCTTTGACGAAGGTGACAGAAATAAGCTTGCTCATTATCTTTCTCCAACTGAACAGGAACACGCCCCGCGCGCAGGCGGAGCGAGCGGATTACATACCGGCGCCCCAGGTGATGCCCACACCAACAGCGACCGACTCCACATGGCGCGGGCCGAAGTCGTGCTTGGCGATCACGCGCACCAGGGTCTGGTCACGCTGGAAGGCGCTCACCCATTCGCCAGCGCCATCCTTGTACGAGGCTTCCTGGCTGAAACTGATGATCAAACCCTGCTCCTCCCCGATGTAACAATCAGCGAAGTCAGCAAAGTAGATCTCCGACTCATTAGATCCAGCCCCCAGGTTGGTCGGAATCTGCGTAGTGAGGCGGAACGGATAACCCTTGAGCATGCCCATCTCGATCTCGGGGTATGCCTTGTTCCCGTTGCCGTCTCGCAGCGAGCCGAGCCAGCGAATGGTGCGCGGGGCCATGACCCAGCCGCAGCTCTCCATGTTCGCGTTGGCAGCCTCCAGACGGAGCATCAGCCCACCAAGGAACAAGTCCAGATCCGACAGCGTGACGCCAGCCGGCGCAGTCACCACGTTGCCCGGCAACGCCCAGTGGCGCAGGCCCTTCGGCAGATTGCCGGTACCGTCTGCACGCAGGAAGTGCAGATCCTCGGACAAGCCCATGCTGATGGTCAGATCATTGGCAACCATCTGATCAACACGGGGGTTGGCGCCAGAGAATGCCAGCAGGTCGTTGGAAATCGGCACAATGGCCGCTGCCTTCTTGGCGCTCAGCTTGAGGTCATCAAAGGTCATATCAGTGAGGCTGATGTCGGTTTCGGTACCGAGATAGCTGACACTGGTATTACCGTTGATGCGCGGAATGGTCATGTTGCCGTTATTCAGCGGCAAGCTCACCGCGCCCAGCCCACGCACTACCGAGCGGGGTCGCAGCGACTCGATCACCTCAGACGACATGTTCTCCGGCACCAGGACGCCGCCAGCGCCGGCAGTGACCGTTGACAAGGCCATGTGAACATCAGCCGGAAAACCGCCTTCTTTAGCCATCTGCGCGGCCTGCAACTGATTGCCCTGAGCCGCTGCAAGCAACCGAACCATCTGCGCCATCTTGGCGCCGGGAGCGGGTTTGGGTGCGTACGGGCCTTCTACCCGCGATTCAGGCGGCCCGGTGACGCCCTGAGCAGATTCGTCGACCGGCACCGCGCTGGCAGCAGCAGAGCGCTCCGCAGCTTCGGCACGACCGAGCTTCTCAGTCAGGGCATTGATCTGTGCTTCCAGATCGGCGAATTGGCTCAGCTGCTCGGCACTCAGAGCGGTACCTTCAGCTTCGAGCTTTGCAAGCGCCTGCAGCTGGGTGTTCAGCTCAGCGCGTTCGCTACGCAGTTTCAATACAAGGGACATAGTGCCTCCTGGGCATAAAAAAACCCGCTTACGCGGGCTGGGTTGACTGCCGCGAACGCGGTCAGATTCGTGCTTGAATATCCATAGCCGCAGCTCGAACGCTAACGCGCCCCGTCTGCCGGCTGGCTCGGCTTTGCGATACTGCGCGGGAGATCTCATCTACCGCGTCCTGCGGAGCAGAGAGCCGATCTGCCAGGCCAGCAGAGATTGCCTTCTGCCCCCTGTAGAGTCCGGCCTCAGTTGCGCGAACCACATCAGGGCTAATGCCCCGGTACTCAGCAACAGCACCGACAAAGAGCTCATAGCTCTCTTGCACCAGGTCATTGAGAAACTTGAGCGACTGCTCGGTAATCGGCTCGTGCGGGCTAAGGTCATTCTTGTGGGCACCGGCGTAAACCGTGGTGACCTTGACCCCCATGTTTTCTTCCATCTTGGAGCGATCCATGTGGCTCGCGATCACCCCGATGGAGCCAACCCCAGATGTCTGACTGACCACCATCTCGCTGCAGGCCGAGCCGATGAGGTAACCACCGCTGTAAGCCATGAAGTTGACCAGGCCGGTGATAGGCTTCTGCCGGGCCATGGCGCGAATATCTGCCGCTAACTCAAAAGCACCAGTGGCCGAGCCGCCCGGGCTGTCGATATCAAGCACGACATGCTCCACCATCGGATCCGCCACGGCTTGGCGCAGCTGAGCACGGAGGCCCTCATAGCTGGTCATGGTTTCGCAAGGGTCCATATGCGCACCACGGCTGACCAACACGCCATGAACAGGGATGACTTCTACCCCGGTACTTGCGATAGCGGTCCGGCGCTGATCTTCACTGCGCTCCATACGCTCAATGAAGCCGTTTTCGTCCTCCATCATCTTGACGCCACTCCCGGCACCGATATTGATGATGTTCAGATTCATCGTCTGGTTTGCCCACCGCACACCCAGGTCGAGCATGTCGGGGAGTACCAGTAGCGGCTGGTTGAACAGCAAGCTTGATGCTCTCAAGTAACTTTTCATGCGGTTAGGATCCTGTCGATTTCTGCGCGCTGCAGCTCCAGCTGCGCCCGCACCTTGGGGTCGTTTCCATCTGGCATTGACTTACCTGCGTCAATCATGTTAAGGGGCTGCAGGTACACATTGCCGCCCGGTACCGGCGGCATGTTCTCCAGTCGGCGGATATCGTTAACTGATAGCCAGCCCCACTGCCGGCCAATAGCGTAGGCCTCATACCGGCTCTTCTGATCGCCTCGCATCAAGCCAGACAGGTTGAACTCGATAAAGTAGGTTTTGCGGTCCTTCGGCAGCAGGAAGTCACGCATCATTGCCTGCTCTTGGCGCTTGGCCCATGGCAGCAAGCCAAACACCACAAACTGAATCAGCAGTTGCTCAATGGTGTTGTAGTTGGCCTTTTCCAGGTCATTGACCATAGGCAGCGGAATCTTGTACATCCGCGCCACGTCCGCCGCTGTGGCCTTGAGAATGCCAAGGATCTCGGCATCCACGTTGTTCATACTCACCGGCTTGAAGGTCATGCCTTCCTGCAACATCGCCACCTTTTTGGCGTTATCCATGCCGCCAAATTTGTTGCCCCATTGGTCCAGAATGCGATCAATGCTCCCCTGATCCTTGATTGGCGGAGACTCTTTTGGTCGCTCAATCACACCGGACACAGAGACGCCATTGGCAAACGACTTGGCTGTGTACTGCCGCACAGCCTGGGCCATTCCAACAGCCTCGGCGTGCAGCTCGATGGGCGATAATCCAACGTAATGATTACGGCTGATCCAACGCACATGGTGGATCTGACGAGCCGGCAGCGGCTGCGACACTGTGCCCACCTGATAGTAAGGCAACAGGTCAGCACCTTTGTGCACTACTACCTTGCCGTTATCCAGCGGCCACAACGACGCCACGTTGCCGTCATCCCGGCGTTCGATATAGGAATAGCTGTTACCCCGCAACCCCAGCGCAAGCTGCTTGCATTCCGTGAATTCATAGGGTGTTTGAAAGCCGTTGGGCTGATACCGCAGTACGTCATAGAGCGGGTGGTTAATGGCAGCCTCTCGCTGCCCCTCTCCCTTACGCTCATAAAGCTCCAGCGGCAGCTGGGCAATACTTTCGGCTAACAGCGTCACGCAATTCTGCAGCACCGGCACCGCCAGCGCGCTGTCAGCAGTTACGACTACACCGCTACTGTTGGCGCGCGCGGAGCCCATCAAGCCCTGCCAGAACGAGCTGCTGCCCTCTGAAACCCTGCCCATTCCCGAGCCAAGCAGTTGACTAAAAAACATAAGCGCTAGCCTCCCCCGTTAGGCGGAGAGGCCAACCGGGCGGACGCCTGATCGGCAAGGCGGGCCCATCCCAGCAGACCAAGGCCTGCAACAATCATCGCCGCCGGGACACTGATGAGTGCCACTCCGCCCACCAGCAGCCCAAAACCAACGAGACCGGCAAGCCATGCGCAGACCACAAGCAGCAGTTTCATATCCCGATACCTTCGTCATAAATGGATTTGCCCCCGCCGATATCAGTTGAGGTACTGATGCCGGTTGCCATTACCGAGGCAACGATGCCGTCGATACGCGCGGTGGCCTTGCCTTTGTCAGGCTTGCGATTTCCTGCCGGGTCAGAGGTGGTGACAGCGTTGCCCGCGCACCAGGTCAACACCGGGTTGCCGTCATGCCGCAGAGTCTCAACCTCTGCCTGAGCGAGATCAGGGAGTTCTTCCCAGTCATCGGCATCCAGCTCGATAGCGTCAGGCTCGGGTGCCATACCCAACAAACGACGCTCAAACTCATCGACCGCCGGCCCCATGTCCTTATAGCCTTGGCCAAACGGCCCAAGCTCTGGCAGGCTGATGTCGTGCTCACTCATCAGCTGCAGCAGATCCTCTATTCGCCAGCGGTCGTACCCGATGCGGCGTACTTGGAAGTAGGCGCAGATCGTCTGCAGACGGCGCAACACAAACAGCTTGCTGATCGCCCTGCCCGGCGTGCTCTCCAGCTCGCCATCCTTGATCCACAAGCGGTAGGGCACCTGGTCGCGACGCTCACGATCTTCAAGCTCGTGATCAGGGATCCAGAAGTAAGGCAGCAACCGCCAGTGCGGATCCGCCACAGTCGGATAGAACAACAGCACGAACGCTGTCAGGTCAGTGGTACTGGACAAGTCCAGCCCCGCAACGCAGGGCCGGTCGCGCAGCATGCTCATCGGCACACGCTCTTCTGCTTGCTTCCAGACGTCGTAGCCGATCCAGGGGGCAGTCGCTTGCGTCCACTGGCAGAAGTTCAACCGGCGCACCACGGCCTCTTTGCTCGGCAGGCCATGTGCCTCTTGCACCTGCTCTCGCAGGTAGTTGCGCCCTGGTATGCCGTCGGTTTGGCCTTCAACAATAAAGTCCAGTGAAGGGTTTACCTTGGGCCAGCAGCTTTCATCCTTGAACGGATCGTCGCCTTCATCCAATGAGCAGATGAATGCAAAAAAGCTGTCTGCGGACTGCCTGCCTTGGCACACCTTCACGCCAAGATCGTGGTACTGGCCCGCCGTGGTTTTCTTGTCAGAACCACTGTTCGTGATCATCACAACCATGGCACGGCGCCGGTTTTTGGTGCCGGCCCGAAGCATGTCTACCGCACTCGACGTTTTGTGTTCGTGTACCTCGTCGATAAGCCCGATGTGCGGGCGCGGCCCAGACTGCCCTTCATCAGAGCTGATCGCCTTGAAGAACGAGAAGCTGTTCGGGTAGTACAGGTTCCAGACCTTCTCATCCCTACCCGATTGCACCACGCGTGATCGCAAATGCTTTGAGAGATTCACCATCGCCACGGCATCACGAAACAGGATCATCGCCTGGTCTTTTTTCGTCGCGGCAGCGTAGATCTCGGCGCGCATCTCGCCATCTGCAACCAGGCCGTACAGCCCAATGCCGGCCACCAGGGGTGACTTGCCACTGCCTTTGCCCGTTTCGATGAATGCCATGCGAAAGCGACGGTAGCCATCGACCGTAAGCCAACCAAAAAGACTGCCCACCACAAAGCACTGCCAGGGCGCCATCAGGAACAACCGGCCCTCGTAGTCACCACCATTGAGGAACAGCACCTCCTCGAAAAAAGCGATAGCACGAGCAGCCGCCTCAGGGCTCCAGACATATCCGCGTTCGTGTGCATCTTCAAGGTCGCGCAGGTGGCGCCGCGCTGCGTTCCGGACGTCAGGGCCAACCACGAGCGTGCCATCCAATGGTGGT